TAAAAGATAAACGTCTCTTTTGCTTTCTAGCCTTTTCTTTGTTAGACTCAATACCTGAGTTCCACAACATAGAGTTGTATTCAGATACTGGATCTTTTTGACCTAGAGTAGTCAAAGAGTTTTCAATATACCATCCGCCAGGACCTTGGAATCCATGATCCCATATTCTAACAAATGGAACGTCCTCACCTTCTGATTCTGGTAAGAATCTAATCACAGCATATCCATTACCTGCTTTATCGACTTCGGGTTTCCAAAATCTTTCATCAGGTCCAGGTCCGCTAGACTTTTGGTTGAGTTTATTTAGTGATTGGGTTAATTTTTCAAACCCTTCATTACGATTGCGCTTGAGTGCGCTAAATGAATCTGACATAGTATTTCTCCTGTATGCGTTGTATCGCGTTATATGTCGTTATATTACGTATTATTAAATGTAGAAAGAATAATCTCTCTATACTTATTTATATCAACATTGAGAAAGGGGCTGTACTTTGTAGCTTTTAATTTAATATCTGGCCACATAATATCATCCGATAATTCCTTATCCCAATAGTTAAATATATTAACACATTTATTAATTAAAGTCAACGTTTCTATGCAAATATCTTTTCGCATGTATAACCTTAACAAATAAGGGTGTTCGTTTTTAGGTACAACAATGTTATCATTGAAGTCCTCTTTCATTTTACTTAGATCACTTTTAAAGACGTAACTAAGCGATTGTAGTCTTTTCTTATAGTCCATATAGACTTCATTAGCTTTATCATCTCTAATATCTCCTATGTAAAAATCATCATTACCAACAAAGTTAGCTATAAGAAACTCTATTGGATCTTTTTGTTTGCTTAGCTTATAGAAAAAGTATTTGTCTCTTCTTGATTCGAAAGTAGTACGCCAAGCCTTTACCTTACCATTATATTTTATGAAGTCATAGTTCTTATCACTAAAATGAGACTTTAGTGCTAAGTATTTTACGTATGCATCATATGGTTCCACTCTTGCTATTGTTCCTCTAATCGATTGGTAGTCTGCTTTTCTTTTCAACAAGATTTAATTTCTCCGCATTTTCATATAATATAGCTTGCAGCTTTTGGTTTCTTTTTATGAGTGTTGCTATTGTTTCAGGCTCAATCTCTTCATTGTGTTCAAGGAATTCATGAACAGCTTCTAAGTGATTAACAGTACCGTTGCTCTCTTCTACTATCTCGTTTATTACTTTTGCAAACGCTGTGCTGCTTACAACCTTTAACTCTACTTTCTTGCTCATACTATTTCGTAAGGTAAATTGTATAGTTTCTTTCTATACTTCTTATAAGGATCTAAATTTCTCATCCTTATAGTGTTAATTAAATCAGAGGCACCTTTTTGCTTTTCGCTTTCTTGCCTAATATAAAAAGGATCTCTCTTTGGTGTCTTAACTATTAATCTATGATCATCGCTGTCTGATAATAATTCATAGTCCCACTCTTTGTATCCTTCTCGCCCTATACTTGTAAAGAATTCAGCATCACCGTGCCTTACCCCTTGAAATTCTATATCATAACCACCTGTAGACCAAAAACATTCTCTAGTCATTATCCAGCAGTTAGGATGTGTTTGATATTTTACTATACCTTTTGGATCTAGTAATTCATATGTGGACATATTTTCTGGTACTTCCATATCTCCTTTAGGAACATAATACATATCATCTTTTAGTTTCTTCTCAAATCTAAGATGTCTAAACATACCATCTGATTCATAAGTATCTGCATCCATAATTAATGCCCAATCTGTCTTAACATATTTCATTGCTAAGTTTCTACATGCATGAGAATTAAAACCTACATCTTGCATAACATCAATACCAGTTAAGTCGAATCGTTCTCTGTGTACTTCAATGGTCTTTCTAAACATCTCTCTGCCCTCTTCATGACCATCGTTTACTACAACAACTCTTGGACGACAAGGATACTTTTGCATCATTCTATTATAAAATTCCATTTGATTATACAAATGTATTTCTTGTCCATACCAAGTGAACACAACTGTTATATCGTTATATCTTTTTGCTAGTTTTCTATCAACCATTTCTCTTCTTCTTTCCAAATGTCACTATACATTGTTTCTTGATAATTGTCAAACCATGGACCACCATCTGTATAATGTATTGCTTTTGGATTCTCTAAATGATAATAGTCGTCCATACAATTCCATTCTAATGGCAATGAACCAATATCTTCATCATCTAACCATCTGAATTGATGAAAGTCAATTCCAGGTCTATAATTGTTTAGATAGTGTGGTGTTAATGTACTGTTCTTTGGATGTTCGTTGTTGAATAGTGTAAAGCTAGCCCAGTTTTTTCTATAAGCTCTGTGCTGAGCAATACCATCCATTTTTATTTGACTGTTAGGAATGTATCCTGGATGTTTGCAGACATAAACAGCTTTACTTGGATCAACGTTCTCTAATATTTTTAATGGATCGTCTAAGAAAACAAAATCACAATCAACGAAGAAACTCCATCCTTTATAGTCGCTTAGGTAAGGAACCCAAAACCTTGTATAGGTAAAGTCTGTTGATTGAGGCTCGCCCCAGTCTCTGTTATATTCTTTTATGTCTTGACTTCGAAGTTTAACGATATCAATATCTGATCTTCGCTTGATTGAACTTTCACATACTTCGTATGCTTTACGTTCTCTCTCCTCGTAGCCTATGTATATTTGGCTCTGTGAGATAGTACTCATAATTCTTTTTAACCTCCTCTCTCTTTTCTAATGATTTAGCAAACAGTTCTTCAATACTGTCTGGATTAAAGTCTGTCCAATACTCAAATCTGATTGCCCATGGAAATGCTTTTTCTGATAATGCTTTTTTACTAAAGACAATCATTGGTAAACCTAACATTCTAGCTATCCACATATGTGCGCCATGATAACCAATAACGCCTTGACACTTTTTCATCTCTTGAATTACGCTCATCATTTTATCACTATAATGTACATACTTTAAATTCCAATCACGCTTTTCAATTAATGAACCAACCTTTGGCCAAGCATATCCGCTTGGTGTATTGGCTAATGGATCCTTCCATGATTTGTGTCGATCATATTCCGCCCATGTTTCTTTATGTTCTATACTTGTTACCATTACAATCCTTCGCCATTGAGGATGTAGTTGTCTCCCATCATTCTGACCAAAGTTAGAGAATCTTAGATTATGACATTCAAAGTTAGTTGTATCATAATCGTTGTGATTGTAACTAAGTTTACTATCATATACGTGTTCTATTGTTACGTTCCAGAACACTGGTTTTTGTAACATATTGTATGTTAAGTCAATCCATTCTTGTATTGTTTCTCTGTCTTCAGGCTTATATTTTTTTGGTGAATCATATGGCCAATGAAACCTAAGAATGACATCTGTGCTATTCTTTTCAGCTAGGTTCATACAATAAGATATCGGACTTATAATATCTCCGTATCCTATTTTACCTTTCCAATTTATTACTAACGGATCAGCTTGTGTATGTACAAACTTATTCTGATAATCTTTGAATGGACTATCTACTCTCTTTTCTATTGGAGGATTATTAGGCATATTCTAGTTCTCCATATCTTCTAATTACTGATATTGATGTATTGTACTTTACGTTTATTTTTTTTAGTCTTTCGTTAATCAATTCTTCCCACCACTCTCTTGGTTTAACTGTAATGTGTAAATTGGTTCCATCTTTAAACTTCTTTTTAGCTGGTACTGTATCAATGTCCAAGAACAAAACTTTTCTTGTATATAATATTAACTTGTCTATTGTATCAACTACCTCTTCTAACATTACATGTTCTAAAACATCAGTGCATATGACCATATCAAATCTCTTACTTGGAATTGGTCCAGCAAATTTAGGTATGAACGGATCATATAAATGAACTTGCAACTTATGCACAGCATAAGGTTTTAATATTGGTTTATAAAGTGATTTGTTAGCCCAAAAGATACCCTTACCACATCCATAATCTAATATAGTCTCCACGTTTAATTGTTTACATAGAGTAGCTATTTCTGGAACATGTTTTAGTAGTCCTGTTCCTTTACTGAACCCTGGATCAGTTTCGTGCTTCTCCAAGTAGTGTTCTGCTATTGTTCCATAATCAATCATAATATCCTAAAGATGATATCGTAGCCCCTCGTTAGTACCCTCGCTCGAATATCCGACAAACCTCCCGCTCTCCGTCTGTCTTTCCGCTACCTTCTCTACCAGACTGAGAAGGCGAATATGCTGGCATTATACCCAAGTTATTACTTAAAGTCAACGCCAACTGAATGACATGGTCGCTCTTTCTCCATAAATTATTGGAGTATGCCATGTACCAGCTCTGATATATATAGCATCTCCTGGTTGTAGAGTGTATGAAGTATGTTTCTTTTCTCCATGTACACTTTCAACACAATATGAAACGCTATTCCACATTTGTAATATAATTACATCCATATCATCATTATGTCTTCCATATTGATGACCATGCTTTATCCAATTTGCATATATGTGAGCATTTTTTACTCCATACAAATTGGTCATGACTTTACGAGTAGTTTCAAATGCTCCTAGAAACTTACCTGTAAATTGCAACCATCTATTGTTAAAGTTAGCCTCGTCATTCTTAGTAAGCCAACCTCTTGATCTTGCATATTGATATTGTTCTACAACTTCTAAAGCTGTAGGATTAACACTTATAAGTTGAGGTAGATAAACAAATCCTTGCTCATATCCTTTTTCGATATCACCGAGCACTTCATCTTTTACTTTACCTTCAAACTGCTTCATGCCTTGAACCAACTCACTAACACTAAACGCTTACCTGTCTCTACTTGAGTTACGCCATGTAAAAGACTTCTATCATAAACCATTGACTGTCCTTTTTCAACTTGGACTATCTTAGGAATACATCTCTGTCCATCTTGAATATCACCTTTCTGATATTTGTGTGTTGGAACGTCTTTTTTATTATAAGGCAACATGACTATAGTCTCACCACCAACTAATTCTACATCATCTAATAATGTAACAATAGTTAGTCCAACTTCATCATCATTGTCTGTATGCATTTTTGTAAATGAGTCTTCTTCATACATTACAAAGTAATGACTGTAGACTTCTAGTCCAGCATATTCCTTTAGCTTTAGAAAAGGTCCTTTGGCAAACATATCACCAGAGATCAATCTCTTGTCTACATCAAACAAATTATAATCTTGATTAGCAGGTCTAGGTTTGAGACTATTATACATCCCAATAAGCAAAACTCTATCGTCGTTATCTATAATGTTTTCCACTTTGTAATCCATATCGCTATTATATATGTCCATCTATTTAAAGTCAACGAAAAAACCTCCCCGGAGGGAGGCTAAAATCGTCAAGTGCGTTGAGCTATCCTTGCGGATCCAGACTAGGCTGCGTTAGCAAACTCCAGAGCAGTCTCAAGTGCGTTGACTT